CTACGTTCAATACGTCTACTGTTACTACAACAGCATTTAATACTACGTTTGGCACTAGTAGAGGCACAGGTGAATCAAGAAATACTGGAACTTCAAGAAACACAGCTGAATCAAGAAATACACAAGAATCAAGAAGTACTACAACAACTCATACTTATGGAACTTCTAGAAATACAACTACAGTATTTAGCACAACTCTATCGCTGCAAACTAGATATAGAACTAGTGTCAACTACTTCAAAGCAAACTTTGCTTGTGGTCAAACCGTGTCAAGTACAGTATATAGATTAGTAAATAATAACTCTAGTGCTGTTGTTACTACAGGTGATAACTTATACACAAACAGCTCAGGTACATCAGCTCTTAGTTCTGGTAACTGGGGTATTACATCTAACGCAATGCATACTGTATGTTATGTTGCTCAAGTAGGTACAGGTGGTTTAGTTACTGGAGTTTACGATTGTAGCTGTGGCGGCGGCGGCGGTGATGATTTCCCACCACCATAAAATAAAAAGATATGATAGATGAGAGTTTAATAACAGAATATTCTGGAACATCATTTGATGTAACAAAAGTAAATGGTGTTTCAAGATTAATATTTGCAGATAATCCAAAGCACGGTATAGATAATATCGAGCGAGGTGCCGTTGTATACACAGGTGACTGTAGTGACTGCGGTGCATTTAATAGATTATATGTTGGTGCAAATTGGGGTAATGTTTTAGTTTTAGGTTTGGGCTTAGGTGTACTACCTCAATATATAAAAGAAAACAAAAGCCCAACATCAATAGATGTAATTGATAATAATCAAGAGCTTATAGATTATGTTAATTATCTACATGAAGATATAAATATAATAAAAGCTGAAGCATACTCATGGACACCTAATAAAAATTATGATATAATAATTGATGATCTTTATTGGGACGAAAGTGAAGTAAGCAACCAAGACAAACAAGATTTATTAAGTAATTATGAATCTAGTTTAAACACTGGAGGTAGAATAATTTTACCAATATCAAGACAAGTAAGAATAAAAGAATAATAATTAACGATGCCTAATACTAGTACAAGTACAACTACGTCATTTAATACGAGTACCGCGTTTGCGACCATAACGGCGTATAACACGACTACTACGTATAATACTACGACTAGTTTTAATACTACAACATCCTATAATACCACTACTGTTTTTAACACTAGTAGAGGCACAAGTAGAGGTACGACAGAAACGTCAGCTACTAGTAGAACTACAACTTATAATACATCTAGAACAACTGGTGAGTCTAGAAGTACTACAACTGCGTATACTACTTCTACAACTTTTAACACTAGTAGAGGAACATCAAGAGCTACAACAACTGTATTTAATACAAACACTAGTAGAAATACAACTGAAGGTAGAAACACTACCACAACATTTAATACCGGTAGAGCAACAACTAGAACCACATCAACTGTTTTTGCAACTACAACTGTATTTGGTACTACAACTACTTATACAACTAGTTATAATACAGCTACAGTAACTCAAACTAGTAGAACAACTACATTTAACACAAGTAGATCAACAGCTGAGTCAAGGAATACCACGACTAAATATAACACTACAACTGTATATAACACATCTACGACTACATCAACTAGTAGAGCTACAACATATGCCACGTCTAGAACAACAACTAGAGCTACAAGTATAAGTACAAGTAGAAATACAACGACCACGTTTAATACTACTACGGTATATACAACGTCGACAACATTTAACACTAGTACAACAACTGTAACAGCATTTAACACGACAACTAAAACTACGTTTAACACTACAACTACGTTTAATACTACAAGGTCAACTACTACTACTTTTGCTACAAGTAGAAATACAGCTGAGTCAAGATCAACAACCACTGTATATACAACTAATACTGTATTTAATACAAGTACAACGACTACGACTGCTTTCAACACGTCTACTACTACAGTATTTACAACATCGACAGCATATAATACCAGTAGATCTACAGCTGAGAGTAGAAGTACTACAACACTGTATACAACCACTACGGTTTATAATACAAGTACAACAACTAGTAGAAGTACAACAACAACTTTTAATACAACTAGAAGTACAACTACAACTTTTGAAACTTTTAGAAACACGTTAAGTACAATAGCTATAAATAGAAGTACAAGTAGAATTACAAACACTATTACTATAACGTATTTTGCTACTTCATTTACGACTGCTTATAATACTAGTACTAATACTACAACTAATTATACTACTACGTTTAATACAGCTACAAATACCACAACTACGTTTAATACTAGTACAAATACTTTTACTTTTTATAGTACAACTTATAACACTAGTACAACAACTGTAAGAAACACACAAAGAGATACTACTACTGTATATACGACTACGTTTAATACGAGTACAATAACTAATAGAATAACTATAACAGCGTTTAATACTACTACGTCTACAGTTACTACTTTTAATACTAGTACGAGTACAACTACGGTATATAATACAACTACAGCTACAGTAAGAAGAACTTTTTATAATACTAGCACAAATACAACTACTGTGTTTAATACTACAACACAAACGGTATTTAATACGAGTACTAATACTATAACAACTTTTAACACGTCGACAACAACTGTGTTTAATACAACAACAGCTACAGTTACTACGTTTAATACAATAACTACGTTTAGCACTACATTTAGCACAACTAGATCTACTAATACAAACTGGTATGATGGCGATAATCATGGTCAGCTTGGAGATCCACCATTTAGTGCTGGTAGGTAGAAAAGTGTAAAAACATGTAACTATTATAAATACAACAAATTAAATTTAATTATATGGAAATGTTTAATAAAAAAGAGCTCCAAGGCAGAATTGGACCTCTTAAAAAATCAAAAAGCCTATATGACTTAGAGCAAGTTGAAGGCTATGTGATTAGAAGAGCTAGTGAATTAGGTTTAGAAACTAGCTATGATGTTATGGCAGAAGAAATGCCTTACTTTAAAACCTTGGCATATACAGAATATGCAGGTTGTTTTTACTTACAACCTTTAAATTTCAAACTAAGAAATGAACAAATGCAAGAAGCATGGCATGATAGTGATAGTGAAATAGTTGATTATCACTCTTGGTTTGTAGATAAAATTGTAAATAATAACAACAATAAATATACAGATAGAGAAGATGTATCTAATAAGTATCCAGCTAAAAACGCAATAGTTGTTTTACCTGGTTCAAACAAAGTTAGAGAAAATGTATGTTTAAACAAGCTTAAGTGGATTAAACAAAAATATGGCGATAACGTGTATTTTAAACCACACCCAATAACAACACATCAAATTATTGGTGAGCTAAAAGATTTTTTTGGTGAAGACTGTATATTACCTAGAGATGCTGATATGTATTACTTTTTACAAAAAGCAAACGAGGTATATACAACACACATTAGTGAAAGCTGCTTATACGCTGTAGCTTTAGGTAAACCAACACAACCAATAGATGTTTGGAATAACATACAAAGAGGATCTTTTTATTGTATAAATAACTATTTGATGTATCATCAAGTGTCAGGTAAAGAATATATTAACAAAACGTTTTCTAGTTACAAGTCTGGTATTATTAATCCAGCTGTAGATAAAGACTGGAGAAAAAAGGTTGATGCTTATTTAGACTGGATATACTTAAGAAGAGAGTGTTATAAAAACTGGTTTTTAGCTGATGAACCAAAAAAGAAGTAAAAATAGTGACAATTGCGTAATAATATAAAATAAGTAATTAAATATAATAAAATGAGTAAAAATAAAGATTTAAAAATATCAAAGAAAGAGTTAGAAACTATACAAAGTAAAGTAAAAGCAATTAACTCTTTACAAATGAATATAGGTGGTTTAGAAGTTCAAAAGGCTCAAGCCATACAAATGCTAACCGCAGCTCAAGCTGAGCTAGGTGTAGTTCAAGGAGAGTTAGAAAAAAAGTACGGTAATGTTTCCGTAAATATAGAAACCGGTATAATTAATAGAGATGGATCACCTGATAAGAAAAATTAGTATCGGTAAAGATTATAAAAACGAAGCTATGCATTACTCTGTAGGCCAAGAGGTCTATGGAGGGCATACTATCGATTGTATAATAGAAGAAGAAGATAAATATAGTATTTTTATTAAAAAACAAGATGAGGTTTTACCTTGGAAAGATTTTAATAAAAACATGGCTATAGCTATAGAATACAACTTAGAATATTAATGAGAGGTTTATATTACTTTGTTGTTAAGCCAATAGGTTCTAGATACAACAATGTTAAAAAAATAGGTGATAAATCACTTATTACAAATACAGAAAACTTTACGCATCAAAATGTTAATAGAAATGCTATTGTTTTATCTGTACCATTAGGTATTAAAACTAATGTAAAAGCAGGTGATGAAGTAATAGTGCACCATAATGTTTTTAGAAGATGGAAAGATGTTAGAGGTGTAGAACAAAACAGTAAAAGCTATTTTAAAGAAGATCAATACTTTGTTCAACTAGATCAAATGTATCTTTACAAGCAAGATAATGTTTGGAAATCAATAGACGATTATTGTTTTGTAAAACCAATTTATTCAAATGATATATTCAGTTTAGATAAAGAAACTCCTTGTGTTGGTGTTTTAAAATATTCTAACAATAGTGATGAACTAAAACAATTAAAGGTTGGTGATCTTGTAGGTTTTACACCTAGAAGTGAATATGAATTTATAATAAATGGTGAAAGGCTATATAGAGTATTAACTAAAGCAATGACAATTAAATATGAATATCAAGGAAAAGAAAAAGAATATAATCCAAGCTGGGTATAAAGCAGTTGATGAATTAATAAAAGTTGCTAAAGAAAAAATTGTAGAAACAGAAGATGATGTGTCTGCTGATAGATTAAAAAATGCTGCAGCAACTAAAAAGTTAGCTATATTTGACGCATTTGAAATATTGAATAAAATACAAGATGAGCAAGACATGCTAGACGGTAACGTAAGAGAAGAGGTTAAAAAAGAATCTTTTTCTGGTTTTGCTGAAAGAAGATCTAAGTAATGTACGAGCAAAGTTTATATAAGATTATTGAGCCTATAAAATTAAATACAATTAAAAGGCTTAATAAAAGAAAGGCTTGGAAATATGGCTATAACAAAGAACACGATGTTGTAGTTATTAGCAAAGATGGTACGATTGGCGATGTGTATAGCATACAAAATTTAAAAATAGCGTTACCAAAAACACCGAAAAATGTACGTAAGTTTGAGCATGACAAGTGGCAAGTAACACCTTATCCAAAAGAGCTTAACAGGATAAAAACAATATTTGATTGGCGTGAATATCCGCAAGATTTTAAAAGTAAATATATTGACTACATAGAAGATGAGTTTAGAAAAAGAGAAAATGGTTTCTGGTTTTATAACAAGGGTACTGCTACTTATATTACTGGCACTCATTATATGTACTTGCAGTGGTCCAAAATTGATGTTGGTAACCCAGACTTCAGAGAAGCAAATAGACTCTTCTATATATTCTGGGAAGCTTGCAAAGCTGACAAGCGTTGTTACGGAATGTGCTATCTCAAAAACCGTAGATCGGGATTTAGCTTTATGGCCAGTGGAGAGGTGGTTAATTCAGCTACAATTAGTTCCGATGCACGATTCGGCATATTGTCCAAATCTGGGCCCGATGCTAAGAAAATGTTCACAGATAAAGTCGTACCAATATCGGTCAATTATCCGTTCTTTTTTAAACCAATACAGGACGGT